ACATCGACCACCGGACGCATTGACCTTCAGCGGTGGGCCGGCGGCGGCTACATCGTGGACAGTCTCGCCACCGGCGTGACGATCACCTGGCACGTGTCAACGTCGCTCACCGGAACGACCTTTGCCTTGAAGGATCGCAGCAATGTGGCTGTGACGCAAAGCGTCACGGACGATACGGCCTATCCGATCCCAGACGAGTGCTACGGGTTCCCGTTTGCGGTGCCCGTCCTCAATGCCGGCTCGGCAACGCTTTATGCTTGCCCGAAGGGCTGATTTCCCGACGTTCCCAACGAAAGCCGATCACGCTACGTTCGGGACGCATGATCGAACACCTTTACCAACTCGCGGCTCACGCTTGGCATTGCGGCGAGTATGACGTCGGCCGCGAGGCGTGCGAAAAGCTCCTTGCCACGGAAGGCTTGTCGAAGTCCCGCGAGGAGAAGGTGCGACGCAACCGCACGTGGTACACGCGGCCGCTCCGCCAGGTGATCGACTGCGAGCCTCGGTTCGTGGAACTGCTGCCGGAGGTGCGGCCGGGATGGTCGCGGTTCAACCCGTGCATCATCGCTGGTGATCGCTTGCCGTTCGTCAACGTGCGGTCATCGAACTATCAGATTGTCGATGGCAAGTATGTCATGCCGCCGGAGGATGGCGAAACTATTGTCACAGACAACATTGGCTGCACGCTCGACCCGGAGACGCTGGCAATCGCCATCCAAGTTCGTGCGGAAGCCGAATACGAACGCACGGCGTTTCCGGTGGACGGACTTGAGGACGTTCGGCTCAACCGGGTAGGCAACGAGTGCGTCGTCTCTGCCACCGTTCGCAACGCAGCACCGCACGATGGCACGTGCCGCATCGGCGTTGCCAGAATGGAACACGGCAACCACGTTGACCTCATCGTCCGTGAAACGATGGACGGCATCCCTGAGAAGAACTGGATGCCGATTCTCGGGCGTCGTGAATGGCTCTACTCGTGCAGCGTGCAAGGCCACACGGCAACGGCGGTGGAAGAGGGCGACACGTGGCGGGTGACGATCGGCTCGCCATCGCCTGCCATCGCTCGAGGGTTCCGCGGCGGCTCGCAGCTTGTGCCGGTCGGCATGGGCCAGTGGCTTTGCATCATCCACGAGGTGGCGCAGGACGGCAACCGCCGCATCTACGAACACCGGTTCGTGCTGTTCCGCGAGGACAGCTGGCGGATCATCGGCGTATCGGAGCCGTTCTGGTTCCGCGAGCATCGAGCCATTGAGTTCTGCGCCGGGCTTGCCGTGATCGGCGGCAGTGCGGTTGCATCGTTTGGCGTGCGTGATGCCGAGGCGTGGCTGGCTGAGTTCCCGTTGGGCGCGGCACTCCATGCCGTGAGGATGCTATGAAAGTCCGCATCGTTACCGGGTATCACCGCCTGGACGCTCACCGCTCGCACGCGGAGTATGCGAGGCTTGGCCACAAACTGCTTTCGCTGCCGGTGCCTATCACGTTCTTCTGCGATCGGCCGGATGGATTCTTGACCGGTCCGACTGTTGATGTGATGCCAGCCGGGCAGTATTGGCTTTCGGAGATGATTTCCAGCCGTCCAAGCGGCATCGAGCCTCGGCTGCCGCGATCCGACAACCCGGAGAAGGACACGCTGGCCTTCCATGTGATTCAGCATCAAAAAACGAAGTGGCTCGCGCAGGCCGCCGTAGAGCATCCGTTCGACATGCTCGTGTGGGTTGATCTTGGCATCTTCCACGTACCGGGCGTGACGGCCGAAGGCGTTCTGTCGCTTGTCGAGCGTGCATTGCGGCTGCCGACCAATCAGGTGACGCTTGCGAGCATTTGGGGGCCGCCAACCCGGACGCATTGCCAGGCTTCGCCTGTTGCCTGGTACTGTGCAGGCGGCGTTGCGATTACATGCGGACTGTGGGCCGCAGCATGGCACGGAATGGTGATGGCGGAAGCGGAGGAGCTTTACCGCACGTGCGGAGCGTTGACGTACGAGGTCAACACGTGGGCCTCCGCGTGGGCCAGGAACCCGCAATTCTTCCGACACTACCTTTGCGACCACAACCAAACCATCTTGGAGGCGGCATGAAAGCCCGCATCGTCACTGGATTCGTGCCGGACGCATTCCCGGCGAAGCACTTGAGCCAGGAGCAATTCCGTAGCCTCGGGGCTCGGCTCAAGGATGCCGCTGGCGATTGTCTCATGGCTTTCGAGACGCCGTTTGCGGAGTGTTGGGTGCCGCAGAAGCTCGACCTAAGACAGTTGCTGCCATCGTGTGCGAACCCTCCGGCCGATCGCTTTGCTACGCCGCAAGACATGGTGCGGAGTAATGCCGTTTTGCTGCAACGGTTCCAGTGGCTTTATGAGGCGGCAGCGGCCGACGATGATGCCGAGGTGCTTGCTTGGGTGGAGTATTCGGCTCTGAAACAGACGAACGTGACTGAGGACGTCATCCGGCAATTCGCTCGGGACTTGCAAGAGGTCAAGCCGTTCGACGGCGTGTGTGCCGGTGGTTGCTGGCCGATCGGGCCTATCAATGATTCCGAGGCCCACTGGCGGTTCGTCGGCTCGTGCTTCGTCGTCCATGCCGATTGGGTGCTGGACTTGTACGAGGCAGTTCGAGAAGTCGTGTTGACACGCACAAGCATCACCGGCCGCCTGTCGTGGGACATGAACACGCTCGCGTTCGTGGAGATTCTCAATGTGATTCCGTTCAAGTGGTTCAAGGCGAACCATGACGAGACGCAATTCCTCAACTATCGAAAGGCGTTGACATGACACCGCTCTGCGAACTGGCACGGAAGCACGCTTGCGACAAGGGCGGCAACCACACGCTCGCGGGCGAGCATTGCCATAACTACACGCCGGCGTATCACGAGTTGCTGGGCCACCGGCGGGACAAAGTGAAGCGGGTTCTGGAAATCGGCGTCCACAAGGGTGCGAGCCTTCGCATGTGGGAGGAGTATTTCCTGAATGCGGAGATTGTGGGCGTGGATATTGACCGGGCGTGCATGTTTGAGACAAATCGCATTGTCTGTCTTTATGGGGACGCTTGTGCCAGTGGAGTTCATGCGGCAATCAAAGAGTTCGGCCCGTTCGACCTCATCATTGACGACGGCTCGCACCTGGCCGCCGACCAGATTCGCACGGCAAACGCTCTGCTGCCGCTCCTCGCTCCTGGCGGCATCTACGTCTGCGAAGACATCGAGATCGACTGCAAGGCGGACTTGATCGGCGAGGCACCGCAGCGGCCGGATGACATCACCGTCCGCTACATCAAAACCGGCATCGGCCTCGGCTCGGCTACCCGTTGTGCTGCGAGGTGTACGGAGTGCCAAGGCACGGCCGGCGAAGTCCTTGTCGTGTGGGAGCGTGCGGTATGAAGATCGGCGTCTATGCCTTGGCGAAGAACGAAGCCGCGAACGTGGCACGCTGGGAGGCTTGCTGCCGCGAGGCTGATGTGCGGGTGGTCACGGACACCGGCAGCACGGACGGCACCGTAGAGGCTCTGCAATCGCTTGGCGTGACGGTCTACCACGGCTCGCCGATCCCGTGGCGTTGGGACGACGCTCACAACCTCTCGCTGATGCACCTTCCGGCCGACGTTGACGTTGCCGTTCGCCTGGACCTTGACGAGTCGATCGAGCCGGGTTGGCGGCAAGCGATCGAGGCTGCGTGGGTGGATGGCTGCACGCAGCTTCGCTACCCGTACCGGTGGGGGCCTGGCGTAGTGTTCCGGCTCGACCGCATCCACTCGCGGCACGGCTACCGCTGGACCGGCGCGACCCACGAAGGCCTCGTGCCGTGGTCCGTAGATCACAAGCCGATCCATACCGAGGCGGTCGTCATTCATCATCACCGCGACCCGAACAAAAAGCACAAGTCGGACTTGACGTTGCTCAAGCAAGCGGTCAAGGAGTCGCCGCACGATGCCAGGATGCACTGGTATCTGGCTCGGGAACTGGACACCGAGAACGAAACCGGCGCGGCCGACGCCTACCGCCACTACCTTGCCATGCCTGGCGGCACGCCGCACGAGCGGTCGTTTGCCTATCGTCGGCTTTCGGTTCTCGACAAAGATCAGCGGCAACGGCACCTACTGCGGGCAGTGCTTGAGTCGCCGGAGCCGGAGGCACGTGCAGAGCTTGCCGCGATGGCCTACGAGATCGGCGACCACGTAACGGCCATTTACTATTCGCGGCTTGCCGTGGCGGGCCAGGAGTGCGACCAGACGCATTCAAGCGACCCGAACGCATACGGCCCGCTGCCTGCCTCGATCGGTGCGAGTGCTGCCGTGGAAGTCGGCCGCTACCGCGAGGCTCTGCGTTTTGCCAAGGTGGCAGCGGCAAGGGCACCGAGCAATCCTGAACTGGCCCGCAACGTAGCGGTGCTGGAATCCTTGGTCACGGAGGACGGGCCGAAGCCCGATTGACATGGCAGCGGTTGAAGCAATCGAGGTGCTTGTGGCGGCGAGCCTTGCTGACAGCCTTTCGCGGTACGACTTCTCCACCGGCATCGCGCCGGAACTGGAATACGTGCCGGACTTTGAGCGGTTGGAAGCCGGCCTGCTACGGGTGTCGGTCGTGCCGGGTGCGGTGGACATCACCGAAGCGGCGCGTGGTGCCAATCTGCACGAGGTGACGGTCAACGTCGTGTTCGCCAAGGCGATCACGAACAACTACGAGCTTCAGGAATTGACTAGGCTACGTGCCGAGGTGGCCGACAAGATTCGCTCCAACATCCTGCCGGAGAGCGTGCCTGCCATGCCGTACGGGATGCAGTTCGTTAGCATCGAGAATCCGGTTCTGTACGATGCCAAGTCCGTCATCCACGGGCGGATTTTCCTGGCTGAGATTGCGGTGACGTATCGCGGGTTGGTTGAGAAGCATGATGCGTGAGCGTGCTACGATGACGGTATGGCACGCCCACGCATCGCACTCCGCGGCTCGATCGACTTTTTCTTTGATCGGAAGCACGTTCAGGACTCGCTGAACGCTGCCGAATACACCGCACTCACCAAGGCGTCGATGAAGGTCAAGGACTTCGCGAGGAAGTCCATCAAGAAGCGTGGCATGGCGAAGTTGTCCAACAACGCCTCGCTACAGATTGCCAGCGGCCAAACGCTATCGATGCTCGTGGCGAATGGTGTCATCAGCGAGCGGGTGCGTGGCACGATCGTCAAGCAGATTCGCAACCCCCCGGCGTCGTCTCCCGGCACTCCACCGCACACCCACACGCCGTACGCCGGCGACCCGGCGAGCTTTGTAGGATTCCGCCGCAACCTCTGGAACTTCTATGACCCGATGAGCCATTCGGCGGTTGTCGGGCCGTCCGCAAAGGGCAGGGCGTTGCCGTTCCTCCATGAGTTCGGCGGTACGGTGAATCTCCGTACGCAAGTCTGGATTCCTCGGTACGGCCGCTCGATGCGGCGGCCGATCATTCGCACGGTGGGTGATTCCGGCGTGATGCGTCCGACGCCGGGGTGGGAGACGATGCGAACCGACACTGCACGCTACCCGGCTCGGCCTTTCATGCGACCGGCACTCCTGAAGGCCGTGCGGCTCGGCCACATCGCCAAGGCGTTCAAGGGAGTTTTCGGCAAGCCGAAGATGAGCGTGGCGGGCATGTCGGCCGGGGGCTGAAAGCGGTAGCGGTATACTGACGTATAGGTACGCTACATCGCACACGGAGCCGCAAAAATGCCAGCCGGCCAGTCCTATCGTCTCGGAAAAAACAACCTTTTCCAGTTCGGCTCGTCCGCTGATACCGAGACCTACATCGCCAACAAGGACGTTCAGAACGTCACGGTGACGGTTGAGACTTCGGCGGAAGCCGAGGTGACGACGCGAGGCTCTGGCGAGATTCAAGAGTTCCTTCCGGTTCGCAAGAACACGGTCTACGAAGTGACCGTCTTTGCCCACGCTGCAACGATGCACGGCACTGGCGTTGTCACGATCAGGCCGACCGGCGCGGGCTCAACCGGAATGCTCGCGACGGGCATGTACTACGTCAACAACATCGGCGAGCCGCAGGAGATCGACGGCGCGATCGTCAACACGATCACGCTCCGCAAGTACGCATTGGGGTGATGCGTGGCTAATGCCGAAAAAATCTACAAGCTCGGCCGGCAGTGCGAGTTGCAAATAGACGGCGAGCCGTATGAAGGCATTGCCGATGTAGTGGTTCGAGAGCGGACCGAAACGCTGGACGTAACCGGGTTCGGCCAAACGGTCGTCAGCGAAATCCCGGTCACTCGCACGTATCAAGTTCTAGTCACGTTCCCGGAAATCCGACAAGCCCGGATGCTGTGGACGCAGCGAGTCGCGCCAGCGGGTGACTTTCTGCTGCCCCGCATATTTGAGATTCAGATCGACGGGTCCGTAATCAACATCAATGAGCGGTTCGTCATTGCGGACATTGACGACGACCAGCCTGTTGACGGGGCTGTTCAACCTCGCATTCAGTTCAACCAGTGGGGGCATTGAGAACGCATGAAATCTTTCAAGGATGCGGAGAATCGGGAGTGGTTCCTTCGCTTGGACTTCGAGACGCTTGAGCGTGTCGAGGCCTCCACGGGCGTCAAGCTGGACGACATCGCCTCGGACAACCCGCAGAGCGTGGTTGCCGTGCAATCGGCAGTCACTCGCGGCAAGGTGCTGTGGGCGATGGTGGAGCCGCAAGCGGTGGAGCGTGGCATCACCCGGGCGCAGTTTGCAAAGGCGATGGACGGCACCGCTATGTACGCCGCTCACAAGGCGTTGCTTGACGAGCAAGTTTTTTTTTCTCCGCCGGAATACCGAGCGATTCTCGAACTGAGCCTGAGGGCTCAGGAGATTCACAACGCAAAGGCGGTGGAGGCGGCGAAGGCGGAGGCGGCGCATCTTCTGTCCGATGCCTCTGCCTTGAAATTGCCGGAGTTATCGGAGTCCATCCAGCCCGTTGGAGCCTCGGAGAGCTAGTAGTGGCTTCCCGTGGCCGGCAGCGGGAGTCTTGGAACCACACGTGCGCGATGCTGGCTCAGATGGCGGAGATTCACCGCGACCCTAAAAAGCGATCCAGGCCGTTTGACGCGGCGGAGATGCACCCGATGCGAACAAAATCGAAGACGCCGGAGATTGGCGTTGCTGACCTTGTAGCAATGGGAGCGATGACATGAGCAGCTTCGGCGGAGTCGTCGCGGGTAAGGCTTTTGTCCGTCTGTTCATGGACGACGGGCCGTTTCAGAAGAGCCTCAAGGATACGAGCCGACGCATCCAAGGCCTCGGCCGTCCGCTTGCGGACCCGACGGGGAGGAGCAGGCTGCAGGCGACTAGTGCCGGGCTGATTACCGGTGGTGCGAAGATGCTTGGCGGCGGCCTGGCTCTCGGCACGCCGATGGTGATGGCGGCTCGTGCGGCTGCCACGTTCCAAGACTCGCTGCTTGAACTCAAGGGTGCGGTGTCGAGCCTTTCCCCGCAGCAGTTTGAGGCCGTCCGTGCCTCCGCGATCCGCATGTCGAAAGACTTGAAAGTCGGGCCGGCGGACGCTGCCGCTGCGATGACGTTGCTCATCAAGGCTGGCATGAGCGTTGAGGATGTTTTGAAGGGTGCCGGCCGCGCTGCGGTGGAGTTTGCCAAGGTCGGCGGCGTCGATGCTGCGACTGCTGCCGAGTTCATGAAGGTGTCCATGAACGTGTTCGGAACTTCTGCCGAGGAGGCCGTCAACACGCTCTCGGCCGCGGCGGACGCGAGCGAAACCAGCATTGCCCAGATGGTCGAGGCGTTCCCGCAGATTGCATCGGTTGCCAAGGGCACCGGTCAAAGCCTGTTCGGGTTGTCGCAAGCCATCGCGGTACTCGCTCGCTACGGGATGACGGGAGAAGAGGCAGGCACCGGCATCAAGACGGTACTCACGAAACTGCTGGCACCGACGAACGACGCCAAGGAAGCCCTGGCAACGCTGGGGCTTTCGATGAACGACTTCGTGGACGCTTCTGGCAAGCTGTTGCCGATCTCACAGATCGCTGCCTTGTTTGAGAAGCGGCTTGGCGGCATGAGCGATTCCGCCAAGGAAGCCATGCTCGCGAATGAGGCGTTGGTCAAGGTGTTCGACGTTCGCGGCATCAAGGTCATCCAGGCGTTCGCCGATGCCGGCCAAAAGGGCTTCGGCGACATCGCGACGGAAATGGAGAACGCCCGCAGCGTAGCCGAGAAGTACGCGATCATGATGGAGGGGCTGACCGGATTCTTCGCCGGGCTCTATGCGGCGACGATGCGGCTTGCAGATGCGTTCGGTACGTCGCTCGGGCCGAGCCTTCGCATCATCCAGCCGTTGCTCACAGGGCTGATTGACACTGCGGCGTGGCTCCTGGCGAACGTGCCAGGGCTTTCGACGGCACTGGCAACGCTGGCCGCAACGCTCACTGCATTCGGCGGCGGAATGCTTTTGGTGGGCGGCGGCGTTTCGCTGACGGTCAAGGCGTTTGATGCCATCATCAAGTTCGGGCCGATGGTGGTTGCCGCGTTGGCACGCATTCGCTTTGCCATGTTCGCAACCGCTCGATCGGTCAAGGCTCTGATGGCAAACCTCGGGCCGGTGGGCTGGGGGCTGCTTGCGGTCGGTGCCGCGGTCGAGGCGTACGTCTTGTGGGGCGGTGACAACAAAGCCGTCGAAGAGGTCAAGCTGGCACGCGACGAAGAGAAGCAGTCGCTGGCGGACGCTGGCGGTGGCGTCGGCATGGCAACGACCGCCGGCCAAAAGCGAGGCGACACCTACGGCACGTTCGGAGGCGGTGCCTTGGGCCAGCTTGGCATCGGTGCTTCGCTCACCGCTGCGATGGAGACTGCCGGCAATACGGCCCGCATGGCGAGTTCTCTTGATGAAATCAAGCGGAATACCGCGGCCTCGGCCGAGACCGCACGAGCGACTGTGCGAACCGGCGGAAGCGGCGTGCGTGGTGGCGTTGCCGCCGTGAGCGATCGCGGCCTGCTGTCTGCCGCGGAGCGGGCCGCACTGGCTGGCGAACGCACCAACGAAATCCTGCGGCAGATTGCATCCCGCACGAGCCAGCCGCTGGCCTTTGCCTAAGAGGATCAGATGGCCGAAACGCCAAGGAACGACATCGAGCATCGCGAGTCCGGGTCAGGCTCGGTATCGCGAGACGGCGGAATCGTCGCCAGGAGTGCCGAGCTTCGGTGGATGATTCACTCCATGAGCGGCTATTCGGCTGCCGAGGAGCGGGCTTTGACGCTGGCTCCGACGCTTTACTTCGGCCACCGCCGTACCAATCTGAGCGTTCGGCCGGTCTCGGGCAGCTGGTATGCGGTGACGGCGGATTACGCCAATGTTGGCATTGATCTGTATGACGATGGCGAGTCCGTGGAGAACGACGACGGGGCGACGATCGTTCCGCACTCAGTTTCGGTTGAGTTCACGGACGGCACTGAGCATGTGACGCAAGCGTGGTCAGACTCCGGCGACCCAGACGCCTACGTCACAGGATACGCAGCGACTGGTTCCGCACCGCTTACCTACGGTGCGATCAATACAAGTGGCAACCAAGTCAACGGCGTTGACATTCCGGTCGGGGCGATGCAGTTCTCCGAGACGTGGATGATGCCGGCAAGCTATTTGCTGTTCGGGGCCGGCGGTGGTGCCGACCCGTACATCAAGACGCTTTCGGACATGAATTGCACCGTCAACTCCGACACGTTCCGGGGCTTCGAGCAAGGGTCCGTTTTGTTCCGCGGGGCCAGGTGGGAGGCCTCGGCAACGGCAACGATGGTTCCGGTCACGTTCCGCTTCGACGTTCGCAGAAGGCGGACCGATGTAGGCATCGGCGAGATTGCCGGCATTTTCAAGGACGGTTGGGATTATCTCTGGGTCGAGTACGAGAACGAGGTGGAAAGTAACAGCCTTATTCGCAAGCCGAAGTTCGCCTACGTGGCCCGCGTGATCGAGCGGAAGCCATTTGCAAACCTGAAGATCGGCAGCGAGTGGAGCAACCTCTACCTATCGACGCATGAGTTTACGCACCCGCTCCAATCGGCTGGCTTCGGGGTGGCGTAATGAGCGATCCATTTCGCCGCGTGGCACCTGGCGAGAGGCTGACCATCCATGCGGCGGCGTGGAACCGCACGATGGATGTCGTCTCTCCGCGTGCGGACTTCGGCGGAGCCCAGGCCGCAGATGCCTTGCTCAACTTTCGGGTCGCCGTCCGCAACGACACGACGGGCTTGGCCGACATTTACTCAGTGTTGAAGATCGGCAACGCAATCATCTCGCCTACCGGCGGGGCCGGCGGGCAATTCTCAGCGGTGCCGGTTTTTATTGGCACCGAGCCTGACGAAGATACCGGTGCTGGTTTCTGCGTACTGGCGGCACCATGTGCCACCGGTGCCTATGCAATGGGGGCAGTGGCAGGCGTCACGCCTGTCAAGCTAAACGTCATAGACGCGGACCACAGGTACGCAAAAGCGAAAGACGGCGACATCACGGAATTGCAGACAGCCGTGGCGGGGCCGGCGTTCATCCTGTGGAAGGAAAGCGGCACCGGCGGTGGGAAGTGGGGTTACGTGCGGCTTGGCAATGACGATGAGTCGTTCCGGCTTGGCCGCGTGACCGGTGGAGCGTCCGGGGCGTGGGCAAAGGACACGACCGGATCGGTGGAGCCGATTGACGAGAACGGAACGGCGTTGGCGACCGGCATCTTTGAGGCGAGCAACTGGTTCGCGGATGTGACGATAGCGACCGGTTATGCCCGGGTGGCGTGCCACAAGTTCGGGCCGAAGTGGTTCCTCATCGCCGCGGAGTGCTTGCCGTAATGGGTGGCTTCCTATTCGGTGCGTGTTCGTGCCATTGCGATGCCTGCGGGGACTGCTGCAATTGCATAACGTACATCCCGCTCGGCGCAGTCATCACTGAAAATCACTACAGCACGCAATGTTGTGCCTACATCACGGCCGGCATCGTTGCCGGTCAAGGCTACCCGGCAACAATCCCTATTGGCATCCAGGGCACATGGATTTCTTCGTCGCTATTCAACGTGCCTATCGACGTAGGTTCTACGTGCGTATCCTCGTACTATATTGACTACTACCACGTTGACGGCGAGCCTGCTGAACACCAGCACCTTACTACAACAAGCCGGTCGATCCTCATGACTATCGGCACGGCACTGGTTGAAATATTTCTTGGCAGCGACTGCTGCCCAACGAGCATTCAGGTTCACGACCCGGACGGCTACTTGACCGATCCGGTCTTGGGGTTTGGGCCTGCAACAATCGAAGGCTATTTTGAGGCAGGATTCAACAATGGCACTGGCGGGCCATATGACCTGGTCATATGCCCAGATCCGCCGCGTGGTGTCTGCTGTGTCGATGGCGTGTCAATCGGAGAACAGATAACCCAGTTCTATTGCGAGACGAACGGCGACGATATCAACCCAGGCACATGGTACGAGGACGGCACCTATGACCCCAACGACCCTTGCAGCGGTGACCCATGGCCGTGATCGCCGGGAGCCGCAAGGTGTTCGTGGCGAAGATGGCGAGGCGTGGCTACACGCTCAATGAGGTCGCCGCGTGCATCACAAGCGACGACGGCACGACCATAGCAGTGGACGTTGACCACCCGGCATACCCGCGGGAGGCAAGGCTGGGCTTCTCGCCGCCATCGCTCGCCCGCAAGGCCGCCAACTTCGCCAAGGCCGCCATGCGGCACATCGCCGATCGTGGCCGGCAGTGCACGCCAGCAGAGGTCGAGGCCCGGTTCGCAATTTGCGAACAATGCCCGCTCTACGTGGATCATCACTGCTCGCACCAGAAGTGCGGCTGCAAGATCAGCAAAAACCTTGCCCTCGTTTCTAAGTTGTCTTGGGCCAGCGAGTCCTGCCCCGAGGGAAAGTGGTCCGCAATCCCTCTTCCCAACGAAGCCGATTCACGTTCAATTCCGCCGCAACCGGAGGCGGACCCGTGCCACCAAAAGACCATCACGTAACGATCCACAAGCGGCGGTGGACGATCCGCTTCACGAAGCTACGCGGCGGTGCTGCTGGGTGGTGCGATTGGGACAAGCGGCTCATCCACATCGACAGCAGGCTCAAGGGCCAGGCCAAAGTTGACACGATCGTCCACGAGATTGTTCACGCAACGATGGGCGAACACGCCTCCGAGGAGTGTGTGACCGAGGCCGGGCGAGTTGCTGCGTCGGTTATCCATCGGATTCTCAAGTACCGGGAGCAAGCGAATGGCGCGTGACGCAATCACATCAATCGTCAAGAGGCTTGTGCAAAAGCACCCGGACCACCCTGCACGAGGCATTGCCAGGATGGTTGTGAAGGAGACACGCAACGCCATCACGCTAGAAGCCGCTCGCCGCCGCGTGCGTGGCTTCCTTGGCACTGCAGGCGTCAAGGCTCGCAAGGAATACAAGGACAAGACGCCGCGCGAGCCACGCCAGGCGGGCGTCGTCTACAACCTCCCCACGTCGATAGCAGAGCCGTGGACCCCGTACGACCTCGGCGTAGCCGGACGCATCGGCATCATTTCCGACGTTCATATTCCGTACCACTCGGAGAACGCCGTGCTGGCGTCGGTCGGCTACCTCAAGAAAGCCAAGGTAGACGCTGTTCTCGTCAACGGCGACATGGCTGACTTCTATTCCATCAGCCGGCACATGAAAGACCCACGGCAGCGGGACTTCTCAGGCGAGTTGACATCGTGCCGTGAGTTCCTTGGGTGGCTGCGGCAACAGCTCCCGAAGATTCCGATTGTCTACAAGGCTGGCAACCACGAGGAACGCTGGCAGCACTACATCTGGCAGCACGCGCCGGAGTTGTCCAAGGAAGCCCGCATGTCGTTGCAGGCGTGGTTGGACTTGCGTGACCACGGCATCGAGATGGTTGAGGACAAGCGACCGGTGCTGCTTGGCAAGCTGCCGGTGCTGCACGGTCACGAGCTGCCAAACGGCATCGCCGCTCCAGTGAACCCTGCTCGCGGTGCGTTCATGCGGACGCTGCACACCGTGCTGGTGGGACACTCGCACCGCACGAGTGCTCATGCCGAGGCCGACATGTGGCACGACGAGACGGCGTGCTGGTCAACCGGCTGCCTTTGTGACCTGACGCCAGAGTACGCACGCATCAATCGCTGGAACCACGGCTTTGCAATGGCGACCGTCGAAAGCGATGGCGAGTTCGGGATTGAGAACTTCCGCATATCAGCCAATTGGAAGGTGAGATCGTCATGACCCGCACAAGCATCATCGGCCTTGCCGGCCACATCGGAGCCGGCAAGACGCTGGCCGCCAGCATGGTTCCCGGTGCAACGCATCTCCAATGGAGCGATGCGGTGTACCGCGGCATCGCCGCCATCCTTGGCGTCGAGGAAGCCATCCTCCGCGACCGTCGATGCAAGGACGCCACGATCCGCGTGGCAGGCATGGACTTGTCGCCGCGGCATCTGCTGCGGACGCTCGGCACCGAATGGGGCCGGGAGATGATCCACTACGACTTGTGGGTCCAACTCACGATGGACCGTATTCGGTTGCTGCGGGAAAGCACCGGTTGCCGCCGGTTCACCATCTGCGGCACCCGGTTCGGCAACGAGGTTGCCGCGATCCGCGAGCGTGGCGGCGAAGTGTGGTGGATCGAGCGGCCGGGCCTGTCGGCAGGCGAACACGTTTCGGACCAGCTTCTCACGGCCGACCGGTGCGATCGGGTGATCGACAACATCGGCACCGTCGATGACTTGCGGCAGGAAATCGAGGCTGCGTGGGAGGCGTTTGCCACCGGCCGGGCACCACTGAACGCCCGTATAGAATAACGGTAAGGAGACCGCCAGTGTACCAGCAGTCGGAAGGCGTCTATCGGCGGTCGAAGTTCGGCCGCGATCCGCTTTCAACGCCAGCCACAAGCGGCATCCACCCACACGTTCACGGCCGACATTCGCACGGCATCGGTTGCATCACGAGCCGACCGTCAACCGAGCAGGAATACGAGGCTTGGCTACGTGGTGTCACCATCGCCCAACTGATCGAGGAGCAAAAGCAAGATGGCAAATAGTCTGACCGCAAGCGGATCGACCCGGCTTTCGTGGACGCTCACCGACACGCAAGCGGTAGGCACTGTCAGTCGCGGTGCCACTATCAGCACCTCTCGCACGATCACCAACGGCACCGGGCCGGATCAAGCGACCGCAGGCTACACGAACACTCACACCGTTACCGGAACGGCAACGCTTGAGCTGGACTTCGCCGGCATCGAATACAGTTCGTTTGGGTCGACAGGCCTCGTTGCGTTTACCTCCATCAAGGAGATTCTCGTCAAGGTTGCCGCGACAACCGGGGCTCAGTTGTTCGTCGGCTACGCAACCGGCGTGACCGGCCACCGCGTTCCGTACGGTGGCGAGTACCACATGTGCAGCTACACGACCGGCATCGCTGTGAGCGATTGGGCCGGCTCGGCGTTGCGGATTCACAACCCAACGTCAACCGACGTGAGCATCGACATCGCGATCATCGGCGTGGGTTCGTATTCGTCCTAGTCCCAAGGTGACACATGAACTTCCTTGACAAGCTCAGGCTCATTGGCGAGTGGTCGCCGATGCTCGCCATCCTGCAACAGTACGCCGCCGAGCCCGACGGGCACAAGAAGGTGCTTGTGGTCATGGATGCGGTGGAGTTCCTGGCAAGCAAGTCCGAGACCAAGCTGGATGACGGCATTGTCACCCGGCTGGAGGCGATGCTCCGCACGCCGCAAGGCGAGGACTTCGTGAAGTACGTCATCGACCAGATTCAGAACATGATGCCGGAGGGCGACAAGTGATCGACCTCGAAGCGGCAGCACAGATTGCGGTGGGTGCCGGGCTTGTCGGCTACGGCCTGTGGGAAGGCTGGAAGAGGCTGCCAGCGTTCCGGCTGCCGTCGCTTGGCAAGGCTGCCAGCGTTGACGGCGACGTGCATACCGTCGTCAACATCTCCATGCGGCTTGATGCTGCTGGGCGATCCAAGGCTGCCGACCTGGCCCGTGCGTTGGTTCAGGAAATGCTTTCGCCATCCAAGGGCAAGTGAGCGTGAAGCCTTTCGTCCTAATCGCCGCCGGTCTGTTCGTGCTGTTCGGCGTGCCGGACGTATCGCAATTTAGCGATTGGCTGCCGGTTGCGGTGGTCAAGCCGGTGGAGGTGGACGCCGTTGTCTACGTGTTCGAGAAAGACGAACACGTCGTATCTCCCGCAGTCCGTGCGGCGTTGAACACGCTCAATCGCCGCAACGTGCTTGCGACTCTGTTTGAGGATGACACCGTATCGGGCGATGGCGACGTGCCGGAACAGTATCGCCTTCCGCTAGAGGCTGCACGCAAGGCCGGGTTGCCGTGCCTGGTTGTGATGGCGGGCGGCAAGGTGCTGCGGGTGGTGGCGAACCCGACCGCCGAGCAGATTGAGGGGGTGGGGAAGTGATTGACTCGTTCGCTCCTATCGATCCGAAGCTGGTGGACGTTGCGGTCCCAGAGGACGGGTATCCGGCTGATCTTGCTGCTGGCGACACGCCGGATGTCGTCTGGGACATGTGCGGCGATGCGTCCCGTAAGTTCCCTGACCATCTTTGGATCGATCCAAAGGATTGGGAGGACAAGGCACGCGAAAACGATCGCCTGAAAACTTGGCCGGCACATCATTGCGATCGCTTCACAAATCAAAATCCAAATCATTTCTGTACATGCCATTCGCTCGGCACTGCGTTTGAGATTGTTCGCAATCGGCAGCGAGGCGTGATCTATCCCGAAGGGCCAAAGAAGGATTTCCGCTATCCCGAGTCGGCTCAGTTCGATTCGGTGTGGGTGTCACCAATGAGCATCTACAGCGAGGCCAATCCTCGCGAACATGGCGGCGCGTCAATCCGCAACGTGCTTTCGATCTGCATTCGTCGTGGCTTTCTCCCCGACCGTATCCAACCAAAAGACTACGGCTTTCGCCATGTCATGGACGGCACCACAGGCAAGGGCGGGATAAATCAGTCTCGCGGGCCGTGGGTTCCGCTTTCCAAGTTCCCGGCTGGATGGACCGAGACTGCCAAGCATTTCCGCATTCAAGAGGTCATCTTTCCTGAGACTGTCGAGCAGATTGCCTGCTTGATCCTGCATGGATACCCGGTGTGCGTCGGTAGGGACGGTCATGCAATTCCCTATGCGTTGCTCAATGTCCGTGAGCGGCTGTTCGGTCAGATCGACAGCTACGACGTCATTCGATGGGACTCATGGCGAACCGCAGAGCGATCCGCTCGCGGAGCGCCTTACGCGATTGTTTCTGTTAGTGCACCGGACGATTGGAGTCGCCCGGCTGGATAGTGGAACGAAAAACCCCCGCGTCGCGCAAACGACCGGGGGCAGGCCAATCCTGTTTAGGAGGATCGACATGTCCAATGTATCGGAAGTGTGGAAGCCAGTGGTAGGTCACGAGACAACTCACGAAGTGTCGAATCTTGGGCGCGTCAAGGCGTTGCCGTACGAGATGCGCCATTGGTGCGGGAAGATGCTTCCGCAGCCTGAGCGGATTCTCAAGGACTCCAGCCACCCCGGAGGCTACCGCACGATTTGTTTTCGCGGTCGCGGGCGGGAGTACGTCCACCGCGTAGTCATGGCGGCATTCGTCGGTCCTGGCAAGGGCATGGACGTGAACCACATCGACGGCGACAAGACAAACAACGCACTGTCGAACCTTGAGTATTGCGATCGCCTGCACAACGTCAGGCACGCCATCAGAACAGGGCTGCAAAACAACGCAGGCGAAAACAATGGATGCTGCAAATACACGGACGATCAGGTCCGGCATGCGATCAGCTTGGTTGTCGCCGGCGATTCTGTTGCCACTGCTTCCGCACGTTTAGGCGTCAGCGAAGGCATGATTCAGCAAGTGCTTGGCGGGGTGCGGAGACAGTATCTCGGGTTGGCAAACAAGGGATTGCTTGCTGCTCGCAGTCAGGGGCGAGGCCAGCGGCACCCCCGGGCGTCGTTCACAGAGCAGCAAGTCCGCGACATCCGATCATCTGACGAGAGGACATACATCCTCGCGGTTCGATATGGCGTAAGCCAGCAATGCATCGCGGGCATTCGGTCCGGTCGCACGTGGAAGCACCTTTTGCAGCAGGAGGCCGTGGCATGAAACTCAAAGAGTTCCTCGCCGACTGCGTGCTGCTGCTCGGCATGGTCATTGCGACGTTGACCATAGCCTGCTGGCTCGCCGGCTACTGTGACGCCGCCGAAATGTGCCCGAACGGCTGCGACAACGGATTGGTCGGGAAAACAGCGGTGAAGTACGTGTGCCCCGTTTGCTCGGGTGTAGGGAAAATTGACCATTTTTCCTACCATGCTGATCCCCTTGTGGGCTTTCAAGACCGGGCAAGCGATGCTTCGGCATCGCCCCCGGCAAACGCCCCTGGCACAAATCCGGCAAAAACGCCAGAACACGGCAACGCTACTGCTGCTAGTCAGGATAAAACGCAGGACCACCGCAAGGCAGTCGTGCGGATTGTCGTTGCCGATGGCCCGTCCGTGAGCCGTGGCAGCGGCGTTGCCATCGGCGGCAACCGAGTGCTGACGGCGTGGCACGTCGTCCGCACCAATAGCTCTGCGAATATACCCACGGTGTATTTTCAGGACGGCACTCAAAGCAAAGCCAAGGTCATCAAGACCGATGACGCTTTCGACCTGGCGTTGCTCGAGTGCGAAACGGTAGCGTCGGTGGCCGCAAAATTGGCTGGTAGCGAACCGGCTGGCACGCTCACCGTCACCGGATACGGGCCGCACCCCAGCACGTTCCGCGAATCCCGTGGCCGGATCGTTGGCCGGGCGAGACCAACCCGCGAGCATCAGATGGATCACATTGTGATTTCCACGGGTGCTAGGCAAGGCGACAGCGGCGGTCCGGTGTTCAACGAAGCTGGCGAAGTGGCTGGCATCCTGTGGGGCAGCCGGGACGGTCAGACCTACGCAACGCACGCCGGGCGGATTCAGGCTTGGCTGGCCACGCCGGAGGCTGAGTTCGTGGCGTGCGATAAAGATCGCAGCAAATCGACAAATGTGCAGGGGAATTGTCCCAACGGGCAATGCCGCAAATGACCACCGAAGACGTCTACGAAGCCGCCTGGGAAGACTTGGCCGCGTCATCGTGGCGGCGTGGGCTGCTTGGTCGCCAGCGTTGCATCAAACTCACAAAGTTGGCAGTCCGCAACATGCCGCTTACGGCTCGCACGTTGTCGTCGGAAGGGCGGAAAGCGATCAAACGACGTGTGCGTGACCAGTACAGTGAACAGTGCGGCAGCGTCTTTATCGCGTTCGTCCTTAGCTGGGCCATTGGCAGAATCGTGGACATGCTCATTGACCGTTGGTGGAATCGGGAGGCCAAGTGATGACGCGGGAAACGCTCACTGGGTGGTTCTGGTCGGCGCTCGACCGATTTGGGTTCCCAACGGCGGCGTTGGTCGTCGTCGGAATGCTGATCCACAGTTCAGGCAGCGTGGTCTACAAGGACATCGTGCTGCCGATGGTGCAGCAGGACCGGGCCATCAAGGCACAGCAGGCCGACGCACTCGACATCCTGGCAGAACACAAGATCGAGCAGACTCGACAACTTCAGCGGCACACGGAACTGCTTACCGCTCACACCGACTTGCTGGGCGAGATCAACGACTCGCAGCAGGAAATCAAGGACGCTGTTAAGCGGCTCCAGCCCAGCATCCAGGCACCGAGGAAATAGCCATGCCGATGAACAACCGCTTGCTGGTGCCGAGGGCTTCGTTCAGCCCCAGCAAAATATCGGGCTTGCTGTCCAACTGCGATTGCAGCGTGCTTTCGTCGCTCAAGCAGAACAGCGACGGCACGACCGACGTGACAGCCAACGGCGACCCGATTGGCTATATCGGCGACCTGAGCGGCAACGGCAACCACGCTCGGCAAACCGTAGCCACGGGGTCACGCCCGCTTGCCGCATTTGGGAACCAAGCCGGAAAGCCGGGCGCGAGCTTCGACGGTAGTAACGACTTCCTGACGGTCAACATTCCTGGGTTCCAGTCGCTTACTGGCGTGACGATCATCCAGGTTGTGAAGACCGCTGCGGCAGCAGCAGCGGATACGAACACGGCATTGTTTTGGGGTTTCGGGAACGTGGGCCTCTCTGGCGGTGGGTATCCGGCTGAAAGGTGTATGCAACTTGTCAGCACAACAAGCGTGCTTTCCGGCGAGAGGATTTGTATTTACGGAGGCGCTGGCGTTGCTGGAAGAATTGGGGCAAGTTCGTATTCTCGCGCAGCAAACTCAGCACAGCTTTTGGCATTCACTGCTGGATCGGCTGGCTCTGCAATTTTTGCGAACGGATCGTCTGTGTCGATCAATCTTGTTTCCGCAATTACCGCCGCGACAGACATTTCGCCAGCAGCTACTGGCTACACCACCGACAACGACCTTCATATTGGGGCAATTCGGTCAGTCGGCAGTCTTTTATACACGCCCGCGATGGTTCTACTCCAGAACATCGTCTACAACCGAGTGTTGACAGCCTCGGAGTTGAACTACCTCTGGCTTGGACTTAAAGCAAAGTGGGGGATTTCATGAGCCAGGTTTACATGCGAGCCACGCCGGAAGTTTACGCACAAGTGCTTGCCACGCTTGACGCCGCATGGGGCTTCCCGAAGTACGGCTGCGAGCATGTGTTCCTGCCGCTTGGCTACGCACCGCAGAAGGATGGCTACGCCTATCTTGCCGTCATGGAGTCCGACATGTCGATGCCGCCAGCAGACACGATGTTGCCGCAGCTTGTGCAGGCCGGGCAGGTGGAGTTTGTCACCGAGCAGGAGTACCGCGATGCGTTTCCGAGCTTGTGACGCCGTGTGGAACAAGCCGCTGTGACCGCCATCGCTGCGGTCGATGCGGTCGTCGTCGTCTCGTCTACGGCGGCCTACGCAACATCGGCTGACAAGGTGTCGTTCATCGCCATCGCACCAGCCCTTGGCTCCGTGGACATCGTCGGCGGTTGGAGCGGCACCACGGCGATGCCTGCCGAGGTGGCTCACTCGGCGTATTTCTTTGAGTCGTTCCTGCCGCTGTACGAAGGCACCATCCTGGCGAACGTCAACGCCGACGTGGTCGGCTCGCGGACGGGCTGGGGCGGCATCACGGTGGCGGACAACTACGGCAACAGCGAGACGTTCTTGAACGATGGCTTCGTCTCGTGGCCGGTGCTTGCCAATCAGCCGTACACGTTCAGCGTGAGCGTGGACAACGCCAGGACGCTACGCAACTCGTCGATGGGCTTCGCAAGCGAAGTGACGTGGGTGGTGGTGCCTGAGCCGGACGCCTTCGTCATCGCAGCCGTGGGGCTGGGGCTGGTGTGGCAATTCGTCGTAGCGAGGACACGATGAGGACGCTATTTCCACCAGTCACGGCAGCCGACCTAGCCGAGATGGAGCGGCGAGCCAGGCGGCTAGGTGCTGCAAACTGCTGGACCGGCAGCGGTGGGTCTGTGGCAGCGGATGTGGTGCGACTCATTGACGCCTACCGGCGGCAGTGCGAGGCGTTGGCGGTGGCACGCGGGCATTGCGGGGATAAGTCGCTGCTAAGCGGTGCTAAGTGACGGGCTGAACCGGGTGCTAAGTCGCAGCGGGCGGGCAACCGGGACTAATAGCTAGTTCTCCGACCTAAATATCCAGAGGCCACGGTTGGACCTGTTCCTTCACGAGCCGCTTGTCCTCTGCCCTCAACTCTCGGTATAGCCTGGTCGCCAAAGACTTCCACTCCGGGGCGTCGATTGTCTCGCTCCCAGCGGTGCCGTCTCGCAATGCCCTGGCCGTGTCCCGCACGATCATGTAGAGCGTGTTTCGCTCAAAGTTCGCCCTGTGCTTCCAGAGCCAGTCCATACAGGCGTGCGCCATGTAAGTCTGCCGCCCGAGGCAGTAGTTGTGGGCAGCCATCACCATGAGTTGTGTGTCCAGTTCGTCCCACGGGAGAATTGAATCCTTCCGTTTTGGCGAAGCCGCAACAGAACCAGACGGAGAACAAGGCCTTGCAGCCGACTTGCGATCACGTTTCTTTTTCATAGCAGTATCCTTTGGTCGCAAGCGGCTGAAGGCAGCCGTTCTCCGACGGGGGGATGATCCCGAAATCTGTTTCGGGATGATTCACGAAACACCTTGTTTTCTAGTGCTTTTCCATCGCGTCTTCTTTGGCGGTTTCGGCATCGGCATCCAGTGTGTAGCGACGTTCGTGCGTCCCCGTGAAAACAAGTTGAGCGTCATTTGGTCGCTCGTGTCCCGTATGGCGATGTCTACCAGCCAGCCATGCGAGTCATTCCACCAGCCAGCAATTACAACTTGCTTTGCCGCTGGCGGCCTTTTGCTCAGGGGAATCCACTCATTCATGTTTTCCGACTCCCCATGATTCGTCCAGGTTCTTCCACATCACCCCCAACGCCAAATCCGAAAGCTTCTGCATCTTCCACTCAAAGACGGCCATCTCTCGCCAGAAGCCCAGCGGATCGGGAACGCCTTGGAGTCGCCTGCGGGTAAGCTCAACGCCGCAAATGTTTTCCGTCACGAACTCAGACGGAGAACAAAGCCTTGCAGCAGAATCGCGGTCGGTGTTCATGCCGCCATTGTCGCCGCTTCGCCATGCTTTGCCAGATCAAGCAACGCCGGACACTTCGCCGGAATCGTCATCCGGCGGTGGTTGCCATATCTGCGGCAGCCGCTGCCAGTCAGCCGGACGGCTGGCGTGCGTGATTCGCGGGTCCAAATACTTCCGGGTCACGGACTCGGAAGAATGCCCCAGTCCTTCCCGTGCATCGCCACCAGCGGCTTCCAGGTGCGAAGCGTAGGACTTCCGCAAAGCGTGGAACTGCACGTCTCGCCCATCGCCAAGCCCGGCACGCTTCGTGATGCGGTGCCACCGCTTCCGTAATGCCGTGTCGCTCGCCGGCCACCACAAGAGAAAAGGCCCGTCATGCCGGCTGGCAGCGTCCACCAGGTCAGCGACCTCGTCGGGCAGTTGGTACAGCATCGCCTTCCTGCCACCCTTCCGGCACGCCGCTGGCACGTCTAGCCAAGGTCGCCGCCAGCAACCAGGCGGCACCCGCAGGATCGCCGTGATGCGTTCGCCGGTGCAGAACAGCGTGGCACACAACGCCCGGAACCACGTTGCAGCAGGCACTGGGCCAACCCAGCCCTTTGCTTCACCGCAGCTACGGTAGAGCGACGTCAACTCGTCTGCCGTAAACGCCCGTGGCATCCGTTCGGGGATCAACTCAGGCATGACGCACGGTCGCTGCCGCAGCAGGCCACGAGCTTGGGCAAGGTTCCATATCGCCAACAGTCCGCTGCGTTCCCGTGCCACGGACAGCGGCGACAGCGTGGTGCCACGGTGGGCAAGGAACTGGCTGACGGTGAGATCGTCGAAGTCCTCGAGGACGGCAGGCCGGCCTAGCCATCGGCTGAATTGCCGCACGGCGTGTTCAAGCAGCCGCACCGATTCAGGCGAGCGGCCACGTAGCCGAAGGGGGACGTAGGTGGTCCGCAGAAAGTCAGAGAGAGTCATTGCGTGGCTCCTTGTGATTCCCGCCTACAGGGCGAGATAGGTCACGCATCCATGCCTGTCAAAAAGGCCAGCATCCGAGGGCTGGTCGTAGCGGTTTTTCCAGCGGGAGCAGGTTCGATGTTGCCCCCACCACTTCCGATGGTTCGTATCCCCAGCAGGGGATGCAAACCCGTCGGCGTTTCCGCCTACCCACATCGTATGCACGACGGTGCCGGGTGGCGACATTTTGGTATCCGAAGCCACCGGAGGCCCGTAGGATGCGGGTATGGTTGCGATGGACATGATCGACGGGAAGACGGGCCGCAAGCTCATTTCCACGGATGAGGCCGCCGCTCTCTACGACTGCGATGCAAGCGTAATCCGCAAGCTCCGCATCGAAGGCGAGTTGCACGCCATCGTCCATTCGCCGCACCGAATCTTCTTCTTTGAGGATGAGGTCCGCGAACTGTCCGCAGCCAAGGCCGAGGTCCGCCGCAAGCGTGGTGGACGGCCTCGGTCAGCAAGGGATCGCAAGTCCGGGTGACGCGATGGGTGAGTTCGATTTCCTGAGTGCGGAGCCAGCCAAGAAAAAGCCGATCGCAAAAAAGCGATCACAAGCGGAACCGGTTGACCCGAAATACAAGACGGCCGCCGGTTGCTTCACCGTCCTCCTGGCGTTGTTCATCGTCGGCACGCTGGCGAATCATTTCGGACTCACCGGCGGGCCGGACGAAGTGCAGGCATCCATCGACGCACGCGACGTCGTGCGTGGAATGCTCAAGTCGCCATCCACGGCCAGCTTCCCGTGGGAATACTCGGCAAACAAGTGGGGCAAGAACGGATTCACAATCAAGTCCTACGTGGATGCACAGAACGGATTCGGTGCGACCGTCCGCACGCAGTGGATTGTCCGGCTCCGCTACACGTCTCGAGACGAGTACGAAGTCCTAGATGCCATGCTCTACTAGCACCGAAAACCGCTTGTTTTTGCGGGCGAAATGCACGCCGAAAAAAATCTTTCAAGTCCCTCTTGACCAATGCACGATTCCGTGGATAGATTCTCCGCCACACGTCACGGATGACGAACGGTGAGTGAATCGCTTACCGGAGTCAGACATGGACGCGACAGTGTGGATCGAGTTGCTGATTGTGGTTCTGAGAATCTTTGCTGCCGGCCTTGCTGGTTAGCATTGCACGAAAACGAGGAATGGCATGGAAGCCAAACGACAAGGAGGTCGCAATGTTTCGCAATCGCATCGTGCTACCCAGCACGGAACGGCCAGGACGGCCAGACGAACGTGCCGACGAGTTGACTGCGGCGACGAATGCCGCGTGGTCACGATCGGAACGGAAGCGGCGACGGATTGCAGCGGAACTGATACGGCTGCGGTTGCTGCAACGCATCTGCGGCAAGTGATGCGGTCGGCGTGGTCAGCGTACTACGCCGCCAACAAGGCAGACCCACGCAACCCGCAGGACGTTGCTGACGTGGCTCATACGGCTCGCGTTGCAGCGTTGGCACTCATTGCCATCGCGGCGAGCTTGGAAGCGGATCACGGCTCGGCTGGCAATGGGCAGCACGAGCCAGGCGTTGGCGCGTTGCCATCGTCGGTGCCTTCGCGGCAACGGGCGAAAGCTCCTGCCGCGAAGGCCACCGATCAACCCTCCGGTGGAACCGGAGCGGACGGATCGACCGGGGGCACCACGGAGGGCCACACCCGCAAGGCATGAGGCCGAGCGGGCACCGCACACATGTTGAGTCTGACAAGGGGAGTAGGCGACGAGGTGGTCATCACGGTTGCGAAGCCGTGCCAGATCGTCGTTGCACCGCTGGCGATCCGTGGCAACGCCGTACGGCTTGGCTTCGATGCACCGCCGCACGTCGTCATCAATCGCTACGAGGTGCAGGAAGAGATGGACCGCAAGAAGGAGCAAGGCATCAATGATTGAACGCGACGAATCAGCGACCGCAATCGTGCCTCAAGAGTGGGGCGTTTTTGCCGGCTTGCCAAAGCGAAGCGAACGCACCTGGCTGACACGCAGCGAGGTGATCGCGTTGCTCAAGAGCGAAGGCTTGCGGCTCGACTTCCCGATGCTGGCCGAGGCCGTCAAGGACGATCGGCCAAAGAAGTTCCGAGCCTACTACTGCTATGAGCCTCGGCACGTTGCCGCGGCTCGTGTGATTGCACGGAGAGCAATTCCATCGCCACGGCGGCGATGCAACACCAAGGAGGTAGCGACATGATCGGGTTGTTTACACGGTGGCGAACGGTCAAGGAACTCAAGGCAACTGCGGCAACGCTTGAGCGTGAGAACGCAAGGCTGCGGGATGAGTTGTCGGTTTGCAAGGCAGTGCTGCGAGGCATCGCCACGCAAGCCGAGAAGGTGTCGCGGGAGTCTCGCAGCACCACGGAGGCCTTCGCATGAATCGCCACATGACGCCAGAGAAACGGCAGGCCATCCTCGCTTTGTGGCGGCAAGACAAGCCGCTCACCGAGATCATGTTCGTCTGCCACGTGTCGGCACCGACCGTGCGGAAGATTGCCAAGGACGAAGGGCTTTTTCCTCGTGCCAGCGATGCCAAGCGGCGTTACCTCGCTCCAGGCACGTCGGCTGCCGAGTTGACGCCGGAGGAGGTGGAGCAGCGGAAGCTGGAGGTGCAGGCCAGGTGGAGCGAGGCCGAGCGGCGGCACGCTTGGCAGCATCATCACCCGGCCACGATTCGCACCTACGGAGTCCGTGGCTACGGGCTGGTGGAGGTGGGCCAATGAATGAGGCAACGTCATT